AATATCGGTGTCATGACTCGTCCACTGCCATCGGCAACGGGGTATGTTTTCTTGATCACCAGCTCGATGAGCAAATCCCAATCTTCAGCGTAAATGGCTGGATTAATACGGTCACCATTTCGATGTGGTGTCGTTAAAATTTCAAAACGGTCGATCACCCAGCGCTGCAGCCCTTCGCCAAACACTTGAGCTTGCACCACAAACCGAGCATTGGATTTACCGCCTTGCACATCGATACTCATGATCAAAAATCGACCACCGACAGGCACTACACCACGCAAATAAGGATTGCCTTTGGCTTTTTCCATCAACTCATGAGCACCAATATCTTGCCCTTGAGATTGAAGAATATAAGAGCGCCCCATTCGGGTATTGATGAATGAAATCAGTGCATCTTCATCGCCACTGTCTTCATAAATGGCTTCGGCATTGAGGTAGCGATACACCAAGTTTTGCCAACTGCTGTAAGCAGCTATCACGCCTTCAAACCAAAACGTGGCCCATTTGGTTGTGCGTATTTCTGATTCTTCTTCGACTAACTCACCGTATTGATTAACCGCGCCCTCACGAAACCAATGCCCACTCAGGTTCTTCGAATGTTTTTCGACTTCTTCAATACGATGTCCACACCTTGGGCAAGCCACATACGCGGTTTGAGACGAGAGCAAAGGATCCCCTTTATCGTCCCATTTTAAGGTTTCGAATTCTGGTCTAAAGTGAGTATGACAATCGTCACACGACCAATAGAAACGGCGTCTATCGCCTTGGTTGTACAGTGATGCGATGCCGCCACATGGTTGCGCCTCATGGGCAAGTAATTCTTCTTCCGGTTTAGGGTGCCTAACAATACGACCAGGAGAACTTTCGGCCATCACCATGCCTGAAGACTTAGCGTTTTGAACGCGCATTAACATCAGTTCAAACTTAGAGCCTTCTTGGCCCACGCCATCATCTGCTCTGTCGTAATCGGTCGCGCCGGCATAGCGATATGTTGAGGCCGATAAACTGGTTTCTGTCGCGGAATCTAACTTGAGATTCATACCGTTTTTAAACTTTTTAGAAGTGATGTTATCGTCAGATTTTCGCCCCGTTCTTAAACGTGCAATACTTGGCGTCGCTAAAAAGCAGCGGTCTAAGTCAGACTTAGACATATCTGCCGCTTTAGTTTTAGTGCTGTAAATCAGTAGCATATCGCCAGGGGCTTGCGTCACGGTGTAATTAATCCACCCTTCAACTAATGCTTTAGTTTTCCCCGAACGCGCAGGACCCACCACAATCACCGCTTCATAAATACGCCTTGCTAGACAGTTCATTGGCTCCTTCATATAAGGAACCAATGAAGACAGAAATTTCGTTACGTCAGTACCATCTGAGATCCACAAATCTTCATCAGCAGCTTCAATGGGGGTTTTATCGGTTGGCGCACAAAGATAAGCGAGTTCGCGTCGAATCTTGCCCGCATCGGCGAATTGAACCCCAAGGCGTGAATCAAACGTGTTCAAGCCCATCGGATACCACCTTTAAATCAAAATTAAGTAAGTTTTCTAAATCTTCTAGCTGCTGCGTTGTTGCCGTTGGTATCGCCGATTCAATACGTGTGATCACTTTGTCTTTAAAGCCCTTCACACCGGAGATACAAATCGCGATTTCATTTTCGTAGTCTTCTTTTGCAATGCACTCGCTTGAGTCTTTCTTCAATGCTAACTTCTCTCGCTCGGATTGAACGTAGGCTCTGAGCTCAGCGGCGGTTTTAAAACCCATCAAATCCGGAGCATCACTTTCTTTAATCATTGCTTTGCATAAATACGGGGCAACTTGAACCACATCGTAAAGGGGAATATTGCCTTTATAGGCGATAGGCTCAATGCCTGCAGACTTAAGCTTTTTTCGGATCGTAGAACGGTGATAATCGAACGCTTCCAACTCAGTTAAATTCCAAAGTCGTTTTTCATTGTTCATTGAAAGCCCTCTTGAATGAGTCTCGTCTCTCCGAGTGTCACGCCCTTATTCGCATTAAGCTGACGTTGCTGATTAATGAAGCTCTCTCAAACTCTGCTTGTTCCTTTTTGAATCTGGACTTGCGCTAACATATAAGGAGTTTCAGCAGCGAGCTGAATATGATCATGGCTAACAAGCAAGACAGCGAGGAACCCACGCTTGCACACCCTCGTAAGGAATGAATTGCGAACGACAACGGATGACGACCAACCAAGTAGTCAGTGTTATTCGCCCATATTTGTTATCGCACTCTCGTAGCCATAAAAGCCACGTAAATGCTCGATTTGGTCAGCGCAATTGCGCCAAGCTTCTAACCACACCGGGTCGCGCTCTACCGCTTCACCGTAGGTTTTAGGCGGAGCAGTAAAAGGCTGTGTGCAAGAAGTCAGATAAACCGCCGGAGGAAGAACCAATCGGTCTTGGTATTCAGTGATGACCTCAGTGGTAGTACAACCACTCAGAAGAATCAGGAATAGGCACATCTGAACATTCTTCATGAACCAGTACCTCTTTTATTTGGGTCACTGTGCGAATCGTTTCAGCATTCCGCTCGGCCTTAGCTAGCAGCAAAACATCAGCTGCCCGTTGCGCTTGCCGAACTTCATTACTTAAGGTTTTAACGGTGATAGAAAGTGACTTATTTTTGTTAAGTGAGTCTTGAAACTGCCCCTGAAGCTCACCGTAGCGCTTTGCTTGCACCTTGGTTAAATCAAGTAGATACGCAGAGAAAACGAAGCTACCAAGCAGCAAAATAACCAAACCTATCAACAAAGCATTTTTGATAGAGAAGTTCATGAAGCCCCTTATTACCAGCCGTTCAAACAAGCTTGTTGTTCTAATGCGCGACGTTTCACGATCCCTGAACATTGGCTATCAGGGGCCCTGCAGTTTTTGCCGTTAACATAGACCCAACGTGAAAATTCGAGGCACGCTTTTAAAGGTTGGTTTTGGTTAAATAACTTAAGCATGGTGGAACGTTTAAAGTTGCCAACGCCAAGGTTGAACACAAAGCTCACTAGCACATCAAACTGAGCTTGAGTAACGTCAGTGGTTAGGTGTTTGTTTACGGACTTTTCGGCGGTTTTAATATCGGAAATGAAGTTACGAGCAATATGTTCTTCACTGACCACATCACCTTGTTTCACTCCTGTTGTGTGGCCAAGACCATTGGTCCAAACATCAGCACTGCATTGATAAGCTTTTGTTCTGCATCCTTCGAGGTTAGCGATATGTGCCAGGCCTTGTTGGCTGGTTTGCATGTTTGGAGCAAGACTAAAAACGATAGAAAGAACAACCACAACAGAACAGACGGTTTTATTGATTAAGTTTTTCACTGAGCTCTTCCGAAATTCGTTGCTTGCGAACTTCCTCAAGCAATTTGAGTTTAATGCTGCGATTGGTGAAGTAAGTGACAAACACCATCACCACACCAATCACCGCTGCCCAGTCTTGGATGCTGAATACCCCAGTAAGAGCTAATAAGCCGCTAGTGAGATATGAAGAGAATGAACTGAGTTTATCTTGCATATTACTCCCACAAAAAAGCACCCGACTTTCACAAGAGAAAGGGGTGCTTTGTCAGTTATAAATGGTAGAAACGAAAAAACCCCGCGGTAAGGCGAGGTTTTCTAATGTGGCAATAGTGCCCCATTAATACATTCAATGTCAACTATTCACGCTAAACATTTCAATTAACTTCATATTTTAAATCCCTACATATGTGCTGCTCATATTCTAAATTTGGGCATTCTTCTGACAAAATACAGCACAGTACACTACTTCGAGACATTGTTCGAAACCCTACAAGGTTCTCCCAGCAAGTTCCCCTAAAAGATTCACCAAATCTAAGATCACCAGTTTTACTTTCTCGACAGGAGTCAGAAGAAAGAGCTCTCTTTAATGAACTAACAGCGCGAGTAATCGAATAATTATCCCCTAATGCATCATACGTATAATACCCGAGTAACCCATAGGACTTAGAATACATGGATGCAGAAAAAGGGTAGTGCTCTAACAAACTATACCTTTCAATGAGTTGATGATACTTGTAATACCCATCACTACTCCCAAGAGGGGCATAACAATTGACGGCTAGCAACTTAACAATATCTGATGGAATAAATGACCGAATCAGGCTGGTATAAAATTTCTCTTTATTATCGACACAAGTAAAAAACAGCTCTTTAGGTAGAGTGTGTGCATCATTTATATTTGAACCAAAGTTCACAGCTACAAACTTAAGCAACTGATATAACACCCTGAAATAACTACATAACTCCGCATTTCTATGTATAGCATCAAATTGAGACTTAAAGTCAAAGCGTTGAGTATCAGTTTCAGAATACACATCATCGACAGTTAGCCCTACTAATACAGCAAGAGATTTATTATGCTGTTCTAGGAGAGCATTAAATGTAGTCTCAAACTGTTGCGCTTCTGCAGCTCTACGTTGTTCGTTTGTGAACTTCAATTGAGCAACAGTCGTTTTTTTTGCTTCTTCGACCTGCTGCTGGAGCGCTTCAGCTTGCTCCTCATTCGCCTTTGTAGTTTTAGACATTTCCTCTCGAGTCAATTCAACTTCAACTCTTGTTAAACGTAACTCTTCTAAAGATACATTGTGCGCTTTTTGTTGCTGAAAAATAGTCCAAAGTAATGCGAAAAATGAGATAAGAGAAACTATAGGTGCCGAAAAGTTGTTAAAAAATGAACTGAATACGGACCATGAATTACTAGATAAGTTTGCTTCAGTTCTTATTCCTATCCAGTAAAATAGAGCTACGCTGACTATCCATAAAATAGCTAAGATACCAAACACCCAATACACTTTAGTTGTCGGCTTAGTATCAAGAGGAAAGTACTTTCTATGCTCTCGGTAATACTCATCAACCTGATCCTGCAAAGCAACCTTTAACTCATCTTCAGAACTCCGGTATGTTTCAACTTCAAGCTTTTCAAGGTACTTTTTACGTAACGTCGCAACAAAGTTAGATGAATTATTTCCACTTACCCCGATTTCCGCTTCAAAACCGTTGTATTCAAACTTCTTGTTCATACCTAAGCCTTAGATGAACCAATAGGAAATGACTGAATAACATAAATCTACTTCTAGGCAAACATTACATCAAGGATGTATACAAACAACCAGACGTATAGTGTAAAATACTGTCTAATCAGACCAATATTAAGTGGATCATTGTGAAAATTCAGAAAATAAAAATTGAAAACTTTAAGTGTTTCAGTGAGCTTGAGGTCGAACTGAATCAAGAGTTCAACGTCTTAATCGGTGATAATGCTACTGGTAAAACAAGTTTCCTGGATGCCGTATCTTATTCATTAGGCACATACTTTATTGGCGTTAAAAAAGTTAGCGGTGATAGTAACATTGAGCTTCGTTCTCTTAAACATTGTGAGAAAAGAACAACAGTTACTGACACCCATATCAATTACAAACTTCCTTTTAAAGTCACTCTTGATCACACCATAGGAAAGAACGTTTTCAGTTGGTTCCGAGACACAGATAAAACAGATGGTGGCTCTACTTCATATAAAGATGCAAATAAGCTTATAGATTTTTCTAAAGATTTGTGCAAAAACATATTTGATGAAAATGATACAACGACTTTACCCTTAATCGCATATTATGGAACTGAACGCTTGTTTAATGAACGAGCTCAACGTATTCGCAAAGCATCTACAAGACTTGATGGTTACGTTGCTGCTTTAGATCCACGATCTTTTTCAGAGCGTTTTGTTAACTGGTTTGCGGACTACGAAGATTCAATTTTAAAATTAGGTAGAGATCCCGAGCTTTATAATGCTTTCTGCGAAGCAATCATTACTATGGTTCCTGATTGGGAAAAAATTACATATAGCCACCAACATAAAACTCTAATGGCCAAGTCCCATGATAGTAAATGGGAAACCTTTAACATGCTTAGTAGCGGCTATAGAAATATAATCCGATTAGCCGGTGATATTGCTTACCGTGCCATAAAACTTAATCCACACCTAAAAAGTAAAGCTGTAGTTGCTACCGAAGGGGTCGTTCTAATCGATGAATTAGATATGCATCTACATCCAGACTGGCAAAAAACTATAGTTTCGTCGTTGAAAAAAGCATTTCCTAGCATCCAGTTTATTGTTACGTCTCACTCAGCCTTCATTATCCAATCAGTAAAGGGCTCAGAAGTAATCAAATTAAGTAACTTTGGTATCGAAACAGTATCGGACAATACTCATTTAAAAGGACTTGAAGATATTATCGAAGATGAAATGGAAGTTAAAAATGCTCGACGTAGTGAACAGTATCAAGAATACATGAAATTAGCTGAAGAATACTTTTCACTTCTCGAAGAAGGTAGCGATACGGATATTAGTACTTTGAGAAAAAGGTTAGATGATATTGAGTACCAATTTAACGATGACCCGGCGTTAGTCGCTTTACTTCAAGCTGAAAGAAAGAGCTCTTGATGCGACCATTAAACAAATCGACTAGAGCATTTCCTCCTCAGAAGTTAGTATACAAGCCTTACGGAAGCTCGAAAAACGAGTTAATTCAAGCTATTGGCCACTACTGCTCTTACTGTGAAATCTATGTACCTTTCGCCTCATTAGAAGTTGAGCACGTTAGAGATAAGAATACGCATACTAAACGTACATACCTATGGCGTAACTTCGTTTTGGCTTGTAAAAATTGCAATACTATTAAATCACAAAAGCCAGTAACCAGCATGTACTTTCCTACAGTGCATAATACTTTCGAAATTTTCACGTACAATTCATCGGGCCAAGTTAAATTAAACACTACGCTCTTATCGGATATTAATGAGCAAACAAAAGCGACAAACTTAATTAAACTTGTAGGTTTGGACAGAGTCCCTGGCCATAGAGATCTTAGTGACAAAGATAAACGATGGGAAGAAAGAATGCGTACTTGGGAATTAGCTGAAAGGTATCTAAAAAAATTTATAGCTAATAAAGCTGACGAAGAAACGATTATTGATTTAGCCAAAATCCGTGGTGGTTGGTCTATTTGGATGTCAGTTTTCGAAAATCACCCATCCATAAAAACTGAACTTATAAATCAATTTAATGGCACACAAACGAAATACTTTCCATAATAATCACATCAGCCCCCTAATCGGGGGCATCAGTAAATCAACAAGCGAAAGTGTTGATGTAGGTCGAAAGTCAAGACAACCTACTTCTTCATCACACCATGTTTCCCCTATTCTCACTACCTTGCTCAAACAACCTTACGAGCTATGCCTCAGCTTCTAATACTTTCGCCATACTCTCCCATACTATCTTCTTGCTCATACCTTCCCTGCAACGCCAAAGCGGCTGCGTTGCGTCTATCTACCAAGCGTTTTACCAACTTACCTAAAATCGATTCGTACTTTTTAAAGCGGGAGAAAGTAACGGGTAAGGTTTGGCAGAAGAAAGCAAAGCGGGTTTCTTGTGTCCAGCCTATACGGCCACCATCGCAGCAAGGGCAAGTTCTTCTTGCTCGGTTCTTCGCAATGTACTTACCGCTGCCACTGCATTCGGGGCAAACTTGGCCAAACTGCTGGGTCGCTTCTGCAATAGCTGTCCTGACTAACGCTTCCAATGCTCTATCGGGATATGGACCGCGCCATTTTTCCATCAGCATGTTGGCTTCCTGTAAGGTGATTTGGTAAAGCTTTTTAAGTGCAGGCTTATCTTGCAAATATTCAACGAATAACACCAAAAAACCTACTGGTGCTTCCTTCCAGGCTAGACCAACAATTGCCAGATGTTCATCTTGAGAAAGTACCCCCTTACCGCCAGAACAGGGTTCGTACTTGATCCCTTTTGCATTAAACTTTGTCAGTAGCTTTTCAATTTGCATTACACCTTTGCTCCCAGAGCTGCGACCCTTGCGAATACTGAGTTCTTACGAAACTTCTTAGGATTGGGACGCTCAATCTCATTGAGTGGTTTGACATTAGCTTTATCGGTCAAACGCATCGCGTTTCTTGAGGGGAGCGAGCCAGCCTTAGCTTTATCGGCATACTTCTTCAACGTTTTTCGGTACTTCGCTCTGGCTTCACGTTCGCTTAGCAAGCCTCTACAAACAAAACCCACCTCTTGCGATGTCCAGTACTCGATATCACCCTTTGGTTCACAACGAAGCATTCGAATAAATGCCTCGTCAATATCAACCAGCTCTTCACGTCCCATAGACACAAACTCTGGCAAGCTTGGCGGCCATGCATCCCCTTCCAACAAAGCCTGATTGACTGCACGACGAATCTCACTGGCCGACATCGTTGTAATCGCTTGAGTCCAAGTCGATGGTAGTGCCTGATGCGGCCATTTCGTCCCGTAAGCCTCCACAAACTTGACTTGGATCCAATCTTCCAAGTTCAAAAGAATCACCTTGTCGCCCAATCGATGTGGCAGTGTGTCCGTATCGTTCGAGCAACTCTGCGTTGTATTGCTCGACTCGATTTTTTGGTGCAGCCTGACTTGTTCGAGTATTTTCATGGTCGTCGTTCCATCGTTCTTGATTCAAGTAGGTCGTTAGGTGCAGCTTATCGAAACCAAACTGTCGATTGGCCACGCGAGTTTCTACATCTCGACAGAGCATCTCGGTGAACACTTCCGGAGGTTCACTTTGCGCTGTCACGATACTTTTGAATTTTGCTAACGAGTTCTTCTTCGATTTCTTGGTTGGGTATGCCGCCCAGAGACGGTCAAAGCAAGGTTCAAGTTCACTCGATTTTTTTTGTTTATTTTTTATTGGTTCTAATTGACTGGTTCTATGACTGATTCCGGGTGACATAGGATCACTAGGTTGGTGATCCTGTGACACTACCCCTCGTGATCGTGTGTCACTAGGGGGTGACAATTTGTCACTACCTAAATTTAACTGGTATACATTGCTCGAATTGCCCTTTTCTCCCTTTCGGGTGCGAACTGAAACAAACCCCATTTCCTCTAACGTTTTGATATGGCGCATCACTGTTCGGCGGTCTACCTCGCACATATCAGCAATATATTCATAAGATGGCCAACACACCCCATTGTCGTTGGCGTTGTCAGCTAATTTAAGTAATACGAGTTTACGAGTCGCATTACCGACTTTTAACTGCATGGCTTGAGCGGTAAGGAGCATACTCATCTGACTTTCCTCTCTGCGTTGAAAGCAGCGACTTCGAGCTCTGCGATGGCATGTCCTGTCGCTTTAAGCTCTATTGGCATGTCCTGAACTCGGTTCTGATTCATACGCAGATTGACAGCCAATGAAACGCAGATGAGGTTGTCGGTATCACAGTTCAGTTTATCCCCATCTTTAAAACGAATCACATGGTTATCAGGTATCTCACCATGTTCACGTCCCCAGACAACTTGATGCTTTGCCCTATAACGCGTTTTGGCTTTTGTGTACGGATCATGCTCTGCTACTTTGACGAGAATAAACCCATCTTTAGAACAAATACGCTCATGCCCTAATGGCTTGCTGTTCGTTGGTTTTTGACCTGGCTTAAAACTTCCTGCGTTTGCCTTGATCAAGCCCTTTGTACCGCTATTCCAAGGCTTGCTCCCTTTTTCTATCTTCCCGTCGCGGCCAGTAAACCAACCTTTGCGTTTACAGCGACTGTTAATTGCAGCGAGCGTCAAACTTGTTCCAAAGCGATGATTAAAGGCCTCAGTCAATTCACGCCGCACCATGGTGCTATTTTCTTTTAAGAATGCGCACTGCGCTTCTGTGTAACGATGTGATTGACCTTTAGGCATGTTTATTACCCTCAATCATTTCGGGTAATTCAATTCGACCTGCGTACTCTGTACGAAACTTCTGAGCATCCAGAGCAAGGCGAGCGTTATCGATGATTTGCTTTGACACTGTGGTAATAGCCTTTGAACGATTAATTTCTTCATTCAATTTATCGTCGGTTATATCCTCATCAGACAGGCGTTCCATTTGAGCAAAAAGGTGGTTATTAAGATCAGCTAACTTGTTTTTCATGACTGCACCCTCGCCTTCATGGTTTGTAAAATTTGCTTGGCTTTACTGCGCGATACGACATAACGACAGTTACCGTTATTTGCTATCCACAGCATTTGGCCGTGGTAATTTTGATAAGAAAGACTCATTGCACAAAGTTCTCTTGTTTTGTTAATTCGCGTGGTTATTAAATGCATTCAGGTGGTCAGCCTTTTTGCGCCATCAATGTTTCTAAGTATTTAAGTAACGGGTCGTGAGAGCCGGCGCTCTCTTGTAGCTCTCGGTAAGCATCACGAAGTTGGTCAGACGTGGCATGTTCACCAAGTAAGAGTATCGAGCGGAGTGCTTCAGATGACTCTTTGCTAAAATCGGCGAGTAGTTGGTCACGGTTCGCCATGGTTTGACTGGAGCCAATAGCCGCAACTGAATACCCAAGCGGGTTTAAGAACTGATTCAGTGCAGCCGTTGCCCTAGCTTTAGGCATAGCTGCAATAATTGCAGGCAACAAATCCATCACGTTAGCTTTGGCCTCAGTGCTTGTTCTACTGACATAACGAAATAAATTTTGAGTGTTGTTTGGATTGTTGAAAGCCGACGGCACTTTGAGAAGATGTTCCCTTTGGCAGTCTTCCTCCTCGTAGATTTTCATCTTGTGATAGAAACGAGAAATGTATTCCGCAATTTGTTCTTTCGTCGCGTCACTTCGCCAAGCGACTACCGCGTTATGCATAACGCTTTTTAAACTGGGTTGCATGGTTCTTCCTTACTGGTTGTTTATCCAGAATATTGACCGTCAGCCTTGACCTAAAAAAATTTAATATGATGTTAGAAAATATCTGGCCTCAGTTGATGTTTATCGACCTCTCCATTAGTTATGTCATGTAAGTTTTTTGCTAATGCAGCCCCTGGGATTTTGTGTCCAGTAATCACCAAACGTAAGTACCCTGTACTTGTTTTTAGCTTCTTAGCCATAGATTTTCTTTGCGTATCAGATAGCTGACACCAATATTTTTTATACATATTAAGCACCTCTTAGATACATAATACACAAACAAAACGTACCTTCAAGGACATGTACCTTTTAGGGACAAAATCTTAAAGTAACAACATGTTCTAAGTAGTTAAAAATGCTCAGGTAGATGTAATGAAAACTGCAGAAGATATTAGAAGAGACAATGCACGATCTCTCGCTCAAAAAGTTGGTGGTACTACGGCATTTGCAGACAAAATTGACCGTTCTACAACTCAAGCCAGTCGATTTATGGGAAAAGGCGCCACACGCGCTATTGGGCCAAAAATTGCTCGACACATAGAGAAATCTTTCAACATGCCAGAAGGTTGGTTAGATACAGATCATACTGAAGAGGATCTAAAAGAAGCTTCGATGCTATTCACTTCGACACAAACTAGACGAGTACCTATTCTTAGTCATGTGCAAGCAGGTTCTTGGGGTAAAATCGACTCTAAAGATATTATTTACGAGGAGCTAGACTGGCAAACCACCTCAAGCAATATCAGTGAGGAAGCCTTTGCCATGCGTGTTACGGGCAACTCTATGACCAATCCACACGGTTCCCCGTCTATACCAGCAGGTTCCATTGTAGTAGTTGAACCATGCAACTGCCCTGATAATGGAAAGATTGTCGTAGCTACACTTAATGATGCTCCAGAGGCAACGATTAAAAAGCTAGAGATTGACGGTCCACATAAGTTTTTGGTCCCGCTGAACCCCAAATATGACCCTATCCCAATCAGTGGGAATTGCCGAATAGTAGGCTATGTAAAACAAGTCATTATGAACTTGTAGCAAAAGATCACTCAAGGAAAGCCGCTCACAATAGCGGCTTTTTTTGTACCTTAAATTCGTGAAATTCAAATAAAGCCCAAAAAATGTACTTTACAAGGCCAAATATAGTTAGTACCTTGTAGGTACATTATAGCAAGTAGCAATGTACCTAAAGTAAAAAGGAAAACCTATGACGTATTTATCTCTTACAGACATCAACAAAACTCTAGAAGGCGCTAAAGCTATTCAACTTCATAAAGTGAGTTTTAAGCATTACCTAGCGAAGATACCAAAAAGCGATCCGTTTTATGACGAGCTAGAGCAGCTCATTAAGCTAAGCGATAAGTGTGAAAATTTAGAAGTAAGCGTAGGAAAAGAAGACGCCCAAACTATCCATCAGTTCAACGCTCTTTCTGACCAATTGAGCACTAAATTGAATGAAATGAGATTTTGAAAGGCTGAAAAAGAGAAAACCCCTATCGGTGACCAAACCAATAAGGGCTTACTTTGTGCAATGAGACTTAGATAACCAAACCTAAACCTCGCAATCAGTATATAACTGGCTGACCACCAATTTCAAGTACTTAGACTGATTGCCAGGTTTCACCCAGAAACCAAAGGAACTTTGTGTAATGACGACTCCCCTACTTCGAAACTCTCAGGAAGAGTTTATCCATAAAAAGATTCATCAAATCTTACTTGGTGAAGGCTACAAGCGTGACGAAGCAACTCGGGCTTGTAACTTCGCGATTAAAATCTACCGAACCACCGCTTCGTTCGGAGGCCGTGGTGGCAAATGTTTCGACTTTTGTTTAGCAAAAGCTCACCAGCTACTCGCTCCAATGAAAAAGACAGCAATATCTCGTAAGCGTAAGGCTTCAAAATGAATAAAGAACGAAAACGCAAGCAAGCAGCTGCTCGTGCACAGCGCCTAAGGGATACGCGTAAGACCAGTGGCAATAACGATATCAGAGTGACGTTATCACCCGATGAAATCGCAAAGCTTAATGAAATTTGCCAGTTCTTCGCTTGCCCAAGCGAACCTTACACCCAAGTTGAAGCTTTGCAGTCGCTTATTCACCGTGTTCATGAAGAGATACCAAAGATTGAAAGCGACTTGGGCTGCTGCGGTAAATGTGGTGAACAGCTACCACAAGGCTGCGCCAAGTTGCGTAAAGGCGGACTATTTAAAGGTGATGCTATGTGTTGGCACACCATTAATAGAGTACGTCTTCTGCCACCAGCAAAAGGAGTTACCCAATGACCTGCTTCGCAGTTTATACAGCAATTTGTATCGTGTTTTATGTTTTCTATATGAAAAATTCAGTTAAAAAGGATGTTTAATGATGACTCAATCTAACAAGACAGATCTACCTCGTATGTTTATAAGCGATAAAGAAATTCGAGAAGTTCTTGGTATTAGCCAACCTACCCTTTGGAGATGGACTCAAGAACTTGGTTTTCCAAAAAGTTTGAAAGGCATGAGAGGAAAACGCCCGTACAAAGAATTCATGAAATGGGCCAAAGATAGAGGAATGGTTTGATTCTCTCTTCAGAGTCACAGAGGTTTTTGTGGCTCTGAACCGAAAAAATAAGAATATTTATAACACAATCTGAACTGGCGTTGGATAAATCCATAGTTTCTTATTCGCTTACGTAAACTTAAAAGGCATATAAGTTTCATTGAGATATAGCGTTATGCATTCAGTTATGATTATAAATAATGATTTATTTAGTTCATACACCCCTCTTTACAGGGTAACTTTAAAAGCTTAACAAAGAGAATCGTTGGTCAACGCCTGATAAATTACCAACGTCAATTTGATGAAAAATCATCTACTGTCAAAGCAATAAACAAGGGTCCTATCTGCCAGAAATTGAAAAGATTGGAGCTATTTATAAACAAGGCGGAAAACATATGACTGTTGAAATAACGATCAATCAACAGGTGAATATAATAGGAAAGAATGAACTGCTCGCTGAACACGCTCAAGCCCTTAAAGGGGGGGATTTTTCTTGCTTGAAAGGGAAGTGTGGAAGATGTCTAGTAGAAATAATTGATGGCGATCTAGGTAGGCTGAGCACAGCAGAGTTTGAGTTCTTGGAACTTCTAGGCCTAGAAAAAAACGGGAAGTACAGATTACTTTGTCAAGGTAGAGCTAAATCGAATATAAGTGTGAGGAAGTTTTAAATGTTCTCTGAGGAAATCAATAAGGAACTAAGTTATTTATCTAATTCAAACAATTATCGAGGCTTACTTGGTTTAAGTAAAGATTACCTTGAAATCTCGTCGGCGATATTAATTTCTCTATCCATGGAAAACTTAGTCATATATATACTAGCAATACTGTTTATTGGAACAAGACAAAGAGCCTTAGCAACAATTTTACATGATTCAGCTCATAGAGTTTTATGTAAGAATAAAAAATTAAATGACTTACTGGGTAAATATTTCTCTGGATATCTAATATTTCAATCTTTTTCTACGTATGTTAGAAGTCATGTTATTAATCACCATAACTTCCTTGGAGATAAAGAAAGGGACCCCGACTATGAGATGTATAGAAACTCTGGTATCTTTGATGCAAATAGCAAAAGAGAGTTAATAGTTAAGCATTTTTTTCTTCCGTTTTTTTTAAGTAAGTCCCCTCTATTTCTATCTTACCTCTTAAAATATAGACTTGGTAAAATCAATGATAAAGAATCAAAGCGTATTCTTTTATATTGGGTGTTAATTATAAGCTTTTCATATTATTTT